TCCAGGCACCGCCGTATCGGGGAAAGGTATCGAGCAGTGGAGTGAGGAACCCGCAGTCGGTGGCCTGGCGAGTAATGAGGTGAGTATGTATGAAAGCATGGGCTAAGTCATTCTATAAAAGCAAGGCATGGCGAGATTGTCGCGATGCTTATTTTGTTTCCCGACATGGGCTGTGTGAGAGATGCAGCAGGCCGGGAAAAATCGTCCACCATAAGATCTACCTGACACCAGACAACATCGATAACCCTGATGTGAGTTTAAATTGGGAGAACCTTGAGCTCCTCTGTCAAGATTGCCACAACAATGAGCATCATGGCACCAAGCCAACTGGAGATGGATTGAAGTTTGATGAGTCTGGGGATCTCGTGGAGGCATAGCCCCCCCTTTTTTATTTTTGTTGGTTGGCTGTTGGGGACCGAGGCGGGGACCTCCGCGCAATACACAGGGGATTTTCCCATGACCCCCACCCCTATGTAGAGCTTAAAGAGGTGATCCATGAAGTGATCCATGAAGTGATCCATGAGGTGATATAAATGGCGAGAAAAAAAGAATTGACGAAAGAAGACCGGATTAAGAAAGAAGTGCGGAGATTAAAGCGGATCTATAAAGACTTGGAAGGGAAAAAGAAACAGGTTGCTGATGGCCTGATTCAAGAGGCTGCATTCATGCAAGCGACGCTGGAAGAGTTGAGGCGAATGATTGATGAACAGGGTCCGGTGGACTCGATGCCGCAAGGTGAGTATTCGATTTTACGCGAACACCCGGCTGTACGAACATACAACACGATGATTCAGCGATATACTACGGTCGTAAAACAACTGGCTGATCTTCTGCCAAGAGAGGAACCCAAAGAAAAAGACGATGGATTTGAATCGTTCGTGATGGAGCGTGATTAAATACGAAACTGACTATAATCCCATCCTCGAATACTGGAATAAGATTGAGACCGGCGAGGAGATCGTTTCCGACAAGGTGAAACGGGTATACAAAAAGCTGGTCATTGATATGAACGATGCAAACAGTGAATGGGAATACAACTCCAAGCGAGCCAATCATGCCTTGGAGTTCATCGAAAACTTTTGCAAACACAGTAAGGGTAAAATGGGTGGGCAGCCGTTTAAATTGGAACTGTGGCAAAAAGCAATGACGGCGGCGCTGTTTGGCTTTGTGCACAAAATAGACGGTACGCGCAAATACCGGGAGTTTATTTTGATTGTTGCCCGGAAGAATGGGAAATCTGCTTGGGGATCGGCAATTGCTTTATATATGCTGCTTGCCGACGGGGAGCCTGGTCCGGAAGTCGTATCCGCTGCTACAAAAAAGGATCAAGCAAAAATTGTATGGTTAGAATCCAAGCGCATGGTCAAAAAGTCTCCTGTATTACGCAAGAGAATCCGTTCACTGGTAGCTGAATTGCTGTCAGACTTTAACGATGGGTCGTTTAAGCCACTATCCAGTGATAGTAACACCTTGGATGGTCTCAACGTTCATTGCGCACTGATCGATGAGCTTCACGCAATCGAGGATAAAAACCTATATGACGTGATCGTTGATGGTATGACAGCTAGGGAACAACCCTTGTCAATTATCACGACGACAGCGGGGACGGTTCGTGAAGGGATCTTCGATATCAAATATGATGAGTGTGAACGTATTATCAATGGTTATGATGACCCAAATGGCTATAAGGATGAGCACGTATTACCGATCATCTACGAACTGGATAAGCGCGAAGAATGGACGAATCCGGATGCATGGAGAAAAGCAAATCCGGGATTAGGAACCATCAAAAATCGTGATGAGCTGGAACGTAAAGTTAATAAAGCTAAAGCGAATCCTTTGTTGGTCAAGAACTTACTGACAAAGGATTTTAATATTAGAGAAACTACTTCGGAAGCGTGGTTGACATTTGAGCAACTAAATAACCAAGCGACATTCAATATCAAAGAGTTGAAACCAAGATACGGCATTGGGGGATGTGATTTATCCAGCACAACGGACTTAACTGCGGCATGTGCCTTGTTTCAAGTGCCGGATGATGACACCGTATATGTCACACATATGTATTGGTTGCCAGAGGATTTACTTGAAAAACGGGTGCATGAAGACCGTGTTCCCTATGATATATGGAAAGAACAGGGACTTTTAAGAACTTCACCAGGAAATAAAGTTCATTACAAACTTGTGGTCGAATGGTTTCTGGAATTGCAAAACGAGTATGATCTATATCTTCCTTGGGTGGGCTATGACTCATGGAGTGCGACGTATTTTGTTGAGGACATGCAAAACAACTTCGGCAAGGATTCGATGATCCCGGTCGTCCAGGGAAAGAAAACATTATCCGGTCCGATGAAATCCATGGGAGCAGATTTGGAAGCGAAACGGATTAACTACGGCAACAACCCCATTACAAAATGGTGTTTGTCAAATACAAATATTGACGTAGACAAGAACGACAACATCCAGCCGTCCAAAGGGAAACAACAAAAAAGACGCATTGATGGCGCGGCTGCCATGCTCAATGCTTATGTCATTTATCAGGACAAGCATCAAGATTATGTCAACCTGATTTAAGGAGTGATAACGATGCCGAATTACAGCCCGAGAAGCGGACGCATCCAAACGGATGATGGACAAACGCATAACATTGTCGATCTGCTCGGGGGTGGCACTCCCATTACAAGCCAAGCGGTAGACATAAACTCTTATGCACCGCAAGGCGATAAGATCATAGGGGAGGACGGCAACATTTACAGTTTGGTGTCTTTACTGCAAGGGGTTGGTGGGGGAACGGTGTCATGGGAAGACGTACAGAATAAACCTACTTCATTCCCTCCACAATCACATACGCACGAAATAAGCGAAGTTAATAATCTTCAAACTGAACTTAATTCCAAACTAACAGCCAGCCAAGCTGCAGCAGTTGCAGATAGTGTGGATGCTCCTGACGTTGCAACATTAGAAGAAAAAATGAATGAATTGTTGGCGGCATTAAGAGCGGCGGGGATTATTGCGACATAGCAATGATGGAATAGGAAGGGGGGTGATTTAGATTGGATTGGTAGAATGGATGTTTGGGAAACTAACCAAACAACGCCCGGTTACAAGTTATAAACTCATTACTGATTTAGGCGATGGGTTTTACGCTTGGAAAGGGAACGTATATAAAAGTGATATTGTCAGAGCGTGCATCCGTCCGAAAGCCCGGGCAATAGGTAAGTTGGTAGGTAAACACATCCGTGACAATCAGAACGGTTTTGTTGAGAGTCCTGACCCTAACATAAAACTGTTACTACAAGATCCCAATCCTTTAATGAGCGGTCAAATGCTACAGGAAAAACTGGCCGTACAATTAGAACTGAACAACAATGCTTTTGCCTTGATAAAAAGGGACGAGAACGCCTTACTCCCTACTGAAATTTACCCTATTCCTGCAATCGAAGTGGAAATGCTAGAGGGGCCAAAAGGTGACATGTTTCTTCGCTTTTATTTTGAAGATGGGAAACGAATGGTTGCCCCGTATTCAGATGTTATTCATTTGAGGCAGGATTTTAACAATCACAACTTGTTTGGAGATAGCCCGCAGGAAGCGCTTATTGATCTGATGGATGTCGTCAAGACGATTGACCAAGGCATGGTCAAGGCCATCAAGAACTCAAACAGCATCCGCTGGTTATTGAAATTTAACCAGACTTTGAGACCAGAGGACATCACCAGTGAAACTGAAAGATTCGTGAATGACTTTTTATCATCGGATAGCAAGACAATTGGTGCGGCGGCTGTGGATGCAAAAGCTGATGCCCAACAAGTTGATCCAAAAAATTATGTGCCGAATGAACATCAGATGGCGAATGTCGTTGAGCGCATCTATGATTTTTTTAACACCAATAAGAAGATCGTCCAAAGCAACTATACAGAAGATGAGTGGAACGCTTATTACGAATCAGTCATAGAACCAGTGTCTATGCAGTTGGCGAACGAGTACACCCGAAAGCTGTTTACCCGGCGTGAACGCGGACATGGGAACAGGATTGTGTTTGAATCCATCAGCCTGCAATACGCTTCAATGAATACAAAGTTGGGACTTGAACGCATGGTTGATCGAGGGGCGCTTACTCCTAACGAATGGAGGAAAATATTGAACCTTGCACCTATCGAAGGTGGCGACAAACCTGTCAGACGTTTGGATACTGCTCCGGTCAGTGAAGGAGGTGAGGATGATGGACAAGACGGAAACACGGGAAATGACTCAGGAAATTCAGATTAGGGAAAACGAAGACGGCAAACGAACAATAAGCGGGTATGCTGTCAAATGGGAAAAGAAATCTCATGTGCTGGGATACTTCCGCAAGTTCCGTGAACAATTTCAAAAAGGTGCTTTCGCTGATTCTCTTCAAAAAGACGATCAGCGTTTTTTATGGTCTCATGACGCATCTAAAGTGTTAGGACGAACCAAAAATAATACTTTGCGTTTGCAAGAAGATGATACTGGGCTGCGTTTTGAGCTGGACTTGCCGAATACGACTCTGGGAGAAGACACTTACAAATCTATTAAAAGGGGTGATGTGGATGGAGTAAGCTTTGGCTTTCAAATGATTAGTCATGATCTGGAAGAACCAGACGATGACTTGCCATTGCGAACTGTAACGAAAGCGAGATTGCTGGAAGTATCAGCCGTCGCCTTCCCGGCTTATCCAGATAGCCAGGTAAGTGCGAGGGGATACGATCCACTTAAGCAAAAACATGAAGAGTTAAGGTCTAAAATTTTTATCTTAAACAATCTATAGGAGTGATTCAATTATGAACAGAATTGAGGAAATCAAGCGGCGTAAAGCTGAGATTAATGAGATTTTGAACGATGAAAAACGCAGTAAAGATGTAGATTTGAAGGCGCTTGAAAAAGAAGTCCGTGAGTTGAACGCAGAGCTTGAAGAATTGGAAACTCGCAAGCGTTTGTTGGAAGAAACAAAACAGATTGATAGCGGAGAAACGCAAACTCGGACGATTGAGACATTCAATGCTCAACAAAAAACAGAAAACCGTGAACTTGGAACAGACTCTATTGAGTACCGCAAAGCGTTTATGAATTATGTATTGCGTGGTGATAAGATCCCTGCCGAATTGAGACAGGATGAAGTGACTTACACCACAGATGTGGGGTCTGTTATTCCGGAGACGGTTTTAAACCGGATTGTTGAGAAGTTGGAAGCAACGGGCATGATTCTTCCCCTTGTTACACGTACAGCTATTCGTGGTGGGGTAACCGTTCCGACATCCACTGTAAAGCCTGTTGCAACATGGGTGGCGGAAGGACAAGGAAGTGACAAGCAAAAGAAAACAACCGGACAGATTACCTTTGCTTACCACAAGTTGCGCTGTGCGGTTGCCGTTTCGCTTGAAGTGGACACAATGGCCTTGGCTGTCTTTGAATCTACTCTGATCAACAATGTTGTCGAGGCTATGACCAAAGCACTTGAACAAGCCATCATCAGCGGTGATGGTGTCGGAAAGCCAACGGGTATTTTGACTGAAATACCTGAAGCTGGACAATCCATTGATGTTTCTGAAATCAATTACCAAACGCTGATTAATGCTGAATCCGCATTGCCACTTGAATATGAAACGGGTGCTGTTTGGGTGATGACGAAGAAAACGTTCATGAGCTTTGTTGGTATGGTTGACAACAATGGACAACCCATTGCCCGTGTTAATTATGGCATCAATGGTAGTCCTGAGCGCACTCTTTTGGGACGGAATGTCGTATTGTGCAATTACGTTGATAGTTTCGACACTGCCGCAGATGAAAGCCCGTTTGCTTTTTTGTTCAACTTCTCCGACTACATTTTGAACACGAACTATCAAATGGGTGTGAAACGTTATGAAGATAACGAAACCGACGATCAAGTGACGAAAGCTGTCATGATTGTTGACGGTAAAGTTGTCGATAAGAACTCCTTGGTTGTCTTGAATAAAGCATCTGGCGGAGGTGTTGAAGGGTAATGACCAATTTTAAAGCTAAGGTTGTAGAGGATATCCCTGCTCATCGTTTATTAGGGTTAGGTGGTATAAATTCGGGAGGAGACCCGGAAGAAGGATGGGAAACTATCTATCTCATCCCTTCTCGTTTGGGTTGGATTCCTGATTTTGTGACGAGCAAAGAACTAAAGGCAGGTGAATTTGTGAATGTCGCTATCAAGGATAACCCAATCTGGGAAGTAGAGGCCGTAGAGGATTTGCCCGCTGGAACGGCTGTCCAATGTACAGAAGACGGTAGGGTAAAACATTATGTTCCTGCTGATGGAAATCACATTGGGTGCACATTGCATTCTGTAAAAGCCGGAGAAGTGGTGGCGTTTTTCCGTAAATATGGAACAATGCCACCATCGCAAGAACAAGTATTAGCAATGCCGCAAGTAGAAAAAGAAACCAAGTCTAAACGCACTCGCAAGAAAGCGAGTGTTTAATTATGTTGGATGATGTAAAGCAAACATTACGTATTAGCACAGCAAATACGGCATTTGATAATGAAATTGAAACTTTGATTGATGCGGCCCGACTGGACTTAATTCAGTCGGGTGTTTCTGCTTTGAAGGTAAATGACGACACGGATGCGCTCATTAAACGAGCGATCATCACCTATTGTAAAGCACATTTTGGTTACGATAATCCGGAGGCAGAGCGCTTTACACAGTCTTATATCATGCTCAAACAACACTTAGCCCTGGCAAGTGATTACAACGGTGGTTCAAATGAGACACAATGACGTGATCCACCTGGTGGGGATTGAAATCATAGAAGATGAGATCGGGAACCAGATCAAACAGGAGACGGAGCGGCAGGTATTCGCCAATGAAATGTCTGTCGG